GCTCTTTACCATCGCCGATAGCAAATGTGCTATCAAACGCATTGTTAAGAACTGCAGCGGCTTTCACTTGCTTTGTGTTAGACATTGAACGAGCCAACGCACGAGTATAACGAGAACTCAAGCGGTCGTAAAGGTTATCCTCTACAGCTTCTTCAGTAATCGCAAATGCCAGTGCGATAGTTTCGTGTGTGTAACGAGCAGTGAATGATTCGTTTGCAGTATCAAAAGAAACTGCTGCACCCTCACCCTTGACAGGTGCGGCTCCGAATCCTGACAACATTACCTCTTCTTCAAAAGCGCGATCTGATGTCTCAGTTTCAAAGATTTCAGTATGTTGATTATCGTAACGGTCGTACTCCATACCAAACAGAGCGTTTAGTCCTGGCTCTAGTTCTTTAAGGAGTTGGGATCTTGCAATAGCCATATCATAAACTCCCTATGCTATACCAGTTGTTGAAGTATGATGCGGAATATTTAGCTTCACTAAGAGTATAACTCCTGCTGAAGCGTAATCAATTCCAGGAACATCTTTAATACCCACAATCCGGAAATTATCCGAAGTCGTAGTGGCTCCTGCACTAGAAACAGAAATTTCACCAGCGGAAATACCATTTGCAGTTTCAGAACCAAAGCCTGTGCCTTCCGCATTTGAGTGAATCAAAGCAGTTGCCGTTGCAAGATCAGTAAGACTTGCATCAGCTTGACACTCGTATACTTGATGAGGATCGTCATATACGAACACAGTTGCTTCTGTGCCAGACTTTAAGGAAGCCGTTCCAGGATATTTATTATCAAAGGTTGGCGTACCATCAAGTGCTGTGTACTCACACCCTGCCATAACACCTAGGATCGCCACCGAACCACCATCTGCTGCGCTTACATCGACCAGACCGTTAGAAAGAGGGATCACCATATCACCTTGATGGATCGCTGATGAAGAACCTGCTACACCCGGAATCTGAACTTTATAAGCTGTCAAACCCATGGAGTTGGCGTTTGAGCCTAGTTTGTTATGAGGACGCAAACCAAAAGGCGAATCAGTATTTGCCATCGATTTAGTCTCCTAACAATTACTCGGTATTATTACTACCGAAAGTTACACGTGATTGCCGCTCAGGTTTACTGATTGGCATTGAAGGATGTTGCTCCCGCATAAGATCATTATCAACAGCAGTCATTTGATCTCTCGTAGCATTACGATAGTGAGCATTCCGCTGTTCTCTAGTTTCTATGGGGAACCTTGCGAGCACCAAACCTCCAACACCTATCACACCAGCATGTTTACCATCCTGAACTGTAGGTGCTTCAAAATCTGGGTACTCTTCGGCGCGAACAAGATCAAAGCCTTCGCGTAGGCGAGCAGACAGGTTTTTCTTATCATCAACACCCATGACTGATTCACGGATCCATCGATGAACAAATCCCTCTGGAGGATCTGGAGCGTCTAATTGAGACGGTGGTCGCCACGGTTTATTGCGGCTAGTTTTTTCCCTAGTTTGGGCAGTGCGTGGGCTTCTATCGGTCATTTCGACTTCCTCACGAATTTTGTAATGCGAGTAGTTGTTTCGCATACTGTTCATTAGTTATACCAAGTTTTTTCGCTATTGCAACTTGCGATTGAGTAAGTTTTACAGATTTTTTATTTGAAGATATACTGGTTCTATTTGCACCAGCCACAGCGGGTCCAGAAGTCCTATTAGTTTTTTCACCAAATTTATGCGGAAAGTCTCTTCTAATACGATTATCTAGCTCATTGTAGTAATCATCACTAGTGGGGTCATAGCCCTCTTCTTCCACCATTTTTTTGTGTATGCTAAACGCAGTGAGAGTCATAGGCTCATCTTGTCCGAACCACGTATTCCGCTCTGCCCAAGCTGTAGCTTTAGGATCTGGAGTTGGCTTTTGTTGCTGAGGAGCTTGTTGAGGTGTTGCCTGAACTATCTCAGCTTGTTTTGCCGCATATTCTTTTTGCCTTTTGACATAAGCTAATCGTTCATTATCTTGTGCTAACTTTGCCAAAGCTGTTTGAGCTTCAACTTGTTGATCAATATCACCACGGTCTATGGCTTCTTTAAGTTTGTTGCGTAAACTTTCTTCTTGATAAGTGACTCGCGTTTCAAACTCACTAACAAAAGAATCATCTAACGCTGTGCTTTTTTGAGTGCTTTCCTGTAATTGTTTTTGTACAGCTTGAGCATACTCAGTAGCAGCTTGCTCTCTTCTTTCTGCCTCACGCATTTTTGCAGTAAGTTTACTAATACGCTTTTGAACTGATTCACTATATTGTTCAAGCTCATCATCCGAAGAGTCTGCAACACGTTCTTTTGGTTGCGATTCTTCAGTGGCAACCTCTTGTGTCTCTTCTTCTTTATCTTCCTCGACCTCTATTTCAAGATCTTCAGATTCTTCAAACAACTCTTTTTGTTTTTCTTCAGGCATGGCTCACTCCATGTTAGATGTGCAGAATATCTTCTGGGTTATTAATTGTGGCTAATATTTCGTCATCATTCAATAAACGAACTTCGCCACCCTCTATTTTAAAGCGACTTCCAGCGTATCTGCCAAAAATCACCCAATCTCCCTCTTTACACCAAGGATCCCAAGACTCAGTGGCATCTGTAGGATTACCAAATTTATTAGGATCTTTATAAGCCAGAGGTCCGACTTTAAGCACGTAACCACAAACAGTAGCGAGAGCTTCACGCTCAATCGCTTGGTCTGGTAGTAATATACCCCCCTCCGTTTGTTTTTTACCTTTAAAAGGTAAAATTAATATACGCCAACCTGTAGGTTTCGGTAATTTTTCTAAAGAGGGAACTTCGGGGTCTGAGTTTTTTGATTTTTCTTTTGCTTTTTGTTTAGCTATGTAATCTGGGACAAGTAATGTCTTAGTCATCTGGTTCTGATACCTTTTCTAGCAGGGTTTTTAAATCCTGTTCAGTTTGTGCAAGCTCTCCGAGTTTAGCTCGAAGTTCCTTGAAAGCGGTATAATCAGCCACAGCACCATACAAAATAGTTTCTTTAACTGATTCTGACCGTTCGCGAACAACCTTAATCATGTTTTCGTAAAAGTAAAGGTCATTCGCCATCTGCTAATGCCCTCATCCTATCTACCAATCTTCTCGCACGATTCGGAACTTGTGTATACCAACGTGAGTCAACCATCTGATTTGCTGCTTCAACCCAGTTACCATCAATTATAGCTTGTATTTTTTTGCGAAATTTGCTGTATCTTGGATAACCAAGATTGAACATCATGTTTGCACAAATTTGTTGTATCTCGTCAGGAAGGTGATCCCAGTCGTCATATACTTTTTTACAGTCCATAATAACAGTTTGAATATCTTGTTCAAATAGTTCTGTACATCTATCTTCAGATATTTTAGTACCAAGTGGTAAATCATATTCAGGTTCACTATCACGACATAAATGCCCTATACCTACTGTTTTTAAACCAAGATGGTCAAGATAAGACTCATACTTGACCCCCTCATCAATAATTAATTGATCTCTTAATTTTTCTAAATTCATTTACTTCCTCTTTTATTTATCATCTGTAATCCTTGTTTACCAAACCTATATCCGAATGAGCTACCTATAATAATATATAACATATTTGAAAACCAATTAGGTGTGTTTTGGTCAAGAAACACAAACCCTTCTTTTACATATGGCTGTGTCCATGGCAAGAAACAACATATTAATATAGCTCCAAATATAAGTGACCAAAACTCATCTTTCCAACTTTCACCCATTTGGTTTGTAAGAGCTTGTTCATTTAACATTGAACTTGTGGCTTCGGTCTCGTAAACTTTTGCTTCGGCTTTAGCTCTAGCTACTTTAACTTCTGTTTCAGCTCTTGCTTTATCTACACGTCCTTGTAACCATGTTCCTGCAAGAGAACTTATTGGACCAATAATACTACTTAACATTTCCACCTTCTCCTTGCTTGTCGTAAACGACTGTTTGGATTTTTTGCTGCTTTAGGAAACTTCTTCATTTGTCCTGCACTTCTTGCACAAAATGATTTACGTCTCTTTGCAGCTTTACTACCAGGTTTAACT